TATGATTTATTTCCTAAAGGTATTAAGTCAGGAGGTTACTATGTTAGAACCTCTATAAAAGATTGTGATAAAAAGATGCATAAGTTTCTACTTGATAATTCTGAATTTTCTAAAGATGTAATTCTTGAAGCCACCAAGAACTATATTGAGGATATGAAAAGTAAGAATTACGCAATGATGAAACTAGCACCTAATTTTATATATAAAGATGGGGTAAGTATGTTGAGCGGATCTTGTGAGGCCTATGTCCAAGGTGTAAACAATAATCAAGATACTTATTCAACTAATGAATTAACTGGAATATAGTTAGATGAGTGATTTAAAGTCAAGGATAGAAGAAGGTTTAGCGGGGAAGTATGAGGGATTATCTAATGGCTTTGATAGGCTAAATAACTACATTTTTGGTGTACAAAGAAAGTGTAAAACTCTTATAGGTGGTAATAGCGGTACAGGTAAAACAACATTATGTGATTATATGGTTAGTAATGCAATACAAGATGCACAAGCTAAAAATATAGAACTAGATGTATTTTATTATTCTTATGAGATAGATAAAGTAACTAAGCAGTGTAACTGGTTAAGTACTATTATATTTAATAAGTATGGTATAACAATTCCTCCTGAGAAGATTAAAGGTTTAGGTCAAAATAGATTAAGTTCTTATGAGTTAGGATTAGTTACTGCTGAAATTCCTTATATGGAAGAGATGTTTAGTAAAATAAATTTCTATTTTAAACCAGAGAATCCAACAGGTATGTATTATACTTTATGGAAACACGGTGAAAAACATGGTGAATTTATTTATGATTATTACATTAATTCAGAAGGAAAGAAAGACAGGAAAATTGTAGGTTTTAAACCAACTAATCCAGATTGGCAATGTTTAGTAGTAGTAGATCACTTATCTTTATTAAGTCTTGAAAGGGGGTTCTCTGTAAAAGAAAATATCGATAAGTGGTCTGAATACTGCGTACAACTAAGTAATCAATTTGGTATTAGTTTCTTTAACATTAGCCAGTTTAATGACTCACTATCTAGTGTAGAAAGAAGTAAGTTTAAAGGTGTAGATTTATCTCCGCAACAATCAGATTTCAAAAATACTAGGAATCCTTATGACGATAGTGATGTTGTTATAGGACTTCTAAATCCTTGGAAACTTGATATGAGAGAGAGTCTTAATTACAAACTAAATGACTTTAAAAGTAATTTTGTAATGTTGAAGATTATTAAAAACAGATTATCTGTAGATAATATAGCAATAGGAACTCTTTTTAATCCTAAAGCAGGTACATTTATAGAATTACCTAAGTCTAACGAAATGACCGAAGACTTATACAAAGAGTATTTAAACAAATTAAAATAACTAGATGCAAGAAGAAGAAAAAGAGAAAAATGGAGCTTCAGTAAGTTTACAAAAGTATGATGAATCAGTTCAAGCTGACTTGTTAGTAAAAGCTGAAACATGGATTGCAAGTGGGTTATTACCAAGTTCAATTAAAAAACCAGAACAAGCTGTTGTTATAGCTTTGAAAGGTAAAGAATTAGGACTTGAAACTATGGCTTCTTTTGAGCTCATAGATGTGATTATGGGTAAACCAGCACTAAAACCAAAAGGTATGGCCTCATTAATCAGAAAGGGAGGTGTAAGAACCAAAACTATAAAAGATTTTGAGCCTATCTTAGATGAGAAGGGTGCTAAAGTTGATTATATTACAACTATTAGATTCTACCGAGATGGTATAGAAGAAGATGTATCTTATACCTATAGAGATGCTGAGAGATTAGGATTGACTAATAAGGACAATTGGAAGAAACAGCCTGCTGTTATGCAGTATTGGAGATGTTATTCTAAAGGTGCTAATAGAGTTGCTCCTGATTTAATTAATGGCCTTTATACAACTGAAGAATTATCGAGTTTTACTCCTAATTCCCCTCAGATAGAAATTACAGAAGATGGTGATGCTATTGTTGTACAATAACTTTACTATATACAAGATTACAAATTATAAACATATTCCCTTAACCAAAACAAACATAATACGATAAACATATGAGCGCAACAACATTTAATTTTGCAGAAGTACAATCATCAAAAGAAGTAAAAGCAGTAATCCGTCCAGGAGTTAGTGAAAACATTACTATTGCAGGAGTATCAGAAGGTCAAACACCTAATGGTAAGAAAATTATCTCAGTAGTATTTAATAACCCAGAAGGTGCTGAATTAACTATTGACATGTCAATGGAAGGAGGAGCTCCTCAATACACAATGAGAAAGCTAAAACACCTAATGACTAAAGTTGCTTCTGAAGATATTGTCAATTCTGCAACTAATGTAGATGCTGTTAATACTATTCTTAAAGGTGCTAACTTAAGAATGAAATTTACAGGGGAAGAATATGTTTCACAAAGAGATGGTAAAGTATACGTTAAAACTGTACTAGGTTTACCTAACTTTGCGGAAGCTATGACGACTTCTAAAGAAATGAGTACCCTATCTTATAATCCTGCTTCTGAGTATGATTTGAAGAAAGTAAATCAAGCTACTGTTGAAGGTAATGCACCTATAGCAACTGTAACAGATGATTTACCATTCTAAATTTAATTAATTATTAATAAATAAAATCTTAGTTATGTTTGACTTTTCAAAAATACAATCTGAAGACTCTTACATAACTAAAGATTTTGTATTAAGTAGGCTATCAGATCAACAAATTATTGAGTACTATCTTAATATTAAATTAGCGTATAGTAACTTAATATCTAGTCCTTTTAGAGAGGATAAAAATCCAAGTTTTGGAATAAAATATAATGGAAATAAATTTACAGCTAAAGATTTTGGTACTAAAGAAATATTTGATTGTTTCAATATAGTAGAAAAATTATATAATTGTAACTTCCAAGAAGCATTAAGGATAATTTCTAATGATTTTAATCTTATTAGTAAGTCAGAAAAACCTGTTACTCGCGATAACACTTTACAGCAAAGTCAACCTGTAACAGCAACAAGTCTGATTAAACCTAAGAAGAATGTCATTACAATAGAAGAGCAACCTTTTACTAAGGTAGATTTAGATTATTGGAGTCTATATGGTATAGATGAAGATACTTTAAAATTATTTAATGTAAAGAGCTGTAAATATGTTTGGTTAAATGGTAGTTTATGCAGAATTTACAATAGTAAAAACCCTGTGTATGCTTATCAATTTGGTAAAACTTATAAAATCTATTGCCCTTTAACTAAAAACAAGAAAACTAAATGGTTGTTTTCTGGTAATCAAACTGATATAGAAGGTTATGATGCTTTAGTAACTAATTATGAAAAATATGTATTTAATACTATTATCGTAACCAAGAGTCTAAAAGATGTTATGTGTCTATATAAATTAGGTTACCAAGCTATAAGTTTACAAGGTGAAGCTAATCCTTTTACTTTTGAATTATATTTAAAACTAAAAAATCTTGGATTAAAAAACTTCTATTCTTTTTATGATAATGATAAAGCTGGAATTGCTGGTACTAATGATATAGTATCAGCTTTTTCTGATTTTATACCTTTATACATACCAGATGAATACGGAGCTAAAGATATTAGTGACTATATTGCAAAGTTTGGGTTAAGAGAAGCACAAATATTGATTGATAGCCTACTTTAATACAATAATCCTTAATTAAAGTATGAGGAAGATATATGAGAGGTTACCAAATAGATGATAAAAGTATAATATATCAAAAAGTTTTAGATAACTATTTAGAATATATTACACTTAGCAACAAGAGAAGACCTATTTTTTATAAACGAGGAGTCCCTATACCTAAGAAGTATAAGAAAGAAGATTACGGATTTAACAAAGAAGGTATATTAATTAATAAAGAAAGTAGTGAGAAAGTAATTAAGAATGTTAGAAGTGTAGGAACTCCTAAACTCAAAAAGATTTCTGGGCAAGATATTTGGGTTGGATTACCTTTTCATCTAAGAACTAAAATTGCTAGAGAAGTTAAATTGTACTTTCTTAATGAATTAAACGATTTACAAAAAATAGATCCTAAGTTGTTTCCAATTGGGGTAGATATGACTTTTGTTAAAAGTATTGATAAGAATAACTGGGATATAGATAATCTAGCTTTAATATACCGTAAGGTGTTATTAGACTGTTTAAAACTAATCGTAGGTGCAGATGATTCATCTGAGTTTATTCAAGAGATACCTACAAGATTTATACCTACTGAAGATGGTAGAAGGCAATTAATTATTACAATATATACTATAAATGATACAAATGAGTAAGACAGTTGAAAAACAAATTAAAAATACACAAATTAGTTTAGATAGTTTTACTTTAGCTTCAGATTTAGCTGATGTACTTATAAAAGATAAATACAAAGACCCCGAATTAATCTTTGATTATGATGAGGTTAATGATTGTTATATCTATAAAGAAAGTATAGCCAACGAGTATGAAGAAATAGTTGAAAATCTAAACGACTATTTAATTAATCAATATAGCAATTTAAATATATATGCAAGAAATGCAATTGACAACGAGCTCTTCGACAGAGAGAGAGTATAAAGGATCTATTTATATGTACCCTACTGAATTAATAGATGGCGTTCTAGCTCAATTTGGACCTAAGTCTGATGAGTATAATGCTGCTATTAATGGTAAGTACAATTTAGGCCCTATGATAGAAGAGTATTTGACTACTGATGCTATTTCTAGTGATGAGTTTATAATAGCTTATGAACAAGGAGATGAGGAGCTTTGGAGATATTATCAAATGTTTACCTTAAATGAGCCCTACAAAGTTTTGTATAATCAATGGTTAGCAGTAATGCATCAAGAAGATGTTAGCTTATTAGAAGAAGATTATGCTGAGTAAATTAGCACCTAATCCTTCGATTAGAGGAACTTTAGTAGACTTTATAAGTAATACTAAGATAATGCAAGATAATGGGCTTAAAACAGCTATAATTGATGCAGATAGTATTTTATTTGCTATCTGTGTAGATAAGAAACAAGATGATTATCAGATAGCTCATTTTGGAGCACAAGCTGAAAGGTCTTTAAATGATGTTATTGAAGAATTTAATAACTACTTCTTAAAGATTCTTATGGACTCAGGTTGTATTCAATATGTAGCTTTCTTAACAGCAGGTTCTCATCGTTATAGTTTTTACCCAGAATACAAAGCTAATCGAAAGAAGTTAGAAAAACCTAGATTTTTGAAAGAATTAACAGCTTATGCTATTGAAACCTTAGGTTTCTGTAGAGTAGATGGTTATGAGGCAGATGATTTAGTTAATATGTGTAAAGAACAATTAGGAGATAATACTCTGATTGTCCATACAGATAAAGACTTAGATCAGATTCCAGGTAATCATTTTAACTACAAGAAGCTAGAATTTTATGATATTAGTGAAGATACCGCTCAGTTAAACTTGTGGACACAAGTAATAACAGGTGATTCTATAGATAATATTAAAGGAATTCCAGGTAAAGGTAGTAAATTTGCTGAACAGTTAAAAGATGAATGCTCTTATACAAAAGGTGCTGAAACTCATGTAGGTGTGTTTAGAAATGAAATATTATCTAATTACATTGATAAGTTCGGTGAGTATCAAGGTATAGAAGAATTTACTAAAAACTATAAGCTTATTAAGTTATTAGGATTAGGTAATTCAGGACTATTCTTTCAAACAAGTTTAGTAGAAGATAAGTTAGATTTAGAAGCTAATCTAAATCTACAATAATAATAATAATAACTAGTAAGAGGAGATAGATGATAGAGGAGATAGAGAAAACTAGTAAGGAAGATAATTTTGATGTAACTAAAGTTACTAAATCAAATATCTTTGTAAGAAGTATGTTAGGATATTCATTTGATTTTTATGGAGAGAATTTTCATAATTGTTATATTGGAGGAGATGCTCAAAAAGATGTTTTATACTTAACATTTAAAAAACCTATTTTAGACCAAACCAAATTTAATAAAATATTAGAAACTTTAAGTATAGATGAGTACTTTATTGGATACAAAACATCTGAAGATTGGTGTATTGTTAAAATGTATGTACCTATGCAATACTTAAATGATTTTAATAAGTTTGTTAACGGTAAGTATTCACAAATGAGTGAAGACTTTAAAGAGAATTTATTGAGTATCTTATTAAGATACGATAAAACTAAAACTCTTTTTAGTAGAACTAAAGCTTGTTTATATCCTACAAAGGAAGCAAGAAAACATTTAAGTGAAGCTTTAGGGGTTACAATAGATAAGGATGCTGAAGTGGCTTCAGTTCCTAATATGGACATAGAAAGGTATAGAGATGAGTATTTTAGAAAAGAAGACAATGAAAGTAAGGGAAACTATTAAATTTGATGAGGGTAAACCCTGTATGAGTGATGTACCTCAGCTATCTTTAATGAGTGTAGCTAAAGTATTTAACTATGGGGCTAACAAGTATTCTAAGTTTAATTATTCACATGGTACTAACTGGTTACGTTATTATGATGCAGCTCAAAGACATCTTAATGCCTGGATGATAGGCGAAGATATTGATGAGTCAACACATAATCACATAGACCACGCAATAGCTAGTTTAATGATGCTTAGAGAGAACATACATCTTAACAGAGGAGATGATGATAGAAATGATATTTACAAACAACAACAATTAAAATTAGAATTCAATGACTAAAGAAGCAGAACAAGTAGTTTACGCAGAAGACATGGTTAAACCAAATGTATTTGTACAATTTAAGAAGTTAGATGAGAAGGCTGTAATTCCAACTTACGCTAATATAGGAGATGTAGGAGCAGATTTAACTGCAACTTCAGTTAATCATGTACCAGCTACTATTGAAGAAGCTGCCTATTATGAATATGGTACTGGATTAGCTATGAAGATACCTGAAGGTTATGGAGGTTTTATATTTCCTAGAAGCAGTGTATCTAAGAAAGATTTATTTCTTGCTAATGCGGTAGGAGTAATTGACCCTAGTTATACAGGTGAGATTAAACTACGCTTTAAATACAAAACTTCACCTAAGTTGTATGATGTAGGTGAAAGAATTGGCCAGCTTGTTATATTACCAGTACCAACTATTAATTTTAGTGAAGTTTCAGAACTTCCTATAACACAACGTGGAAATGGCGGATTTGGAAGCAGCGGAGCCTAGTTCTGATGGTAATAATTTTGAGTTTACTATGAAACATTTAACTGCTAGTGGGTTAGGAATAACTGTAGATCAGTTAGATGTTTTAGTACCTCAATTATCAGAAGAAGAATTTAATACAGTTAGACACTTTTTGATTTCAGAAGATTCAGAATCAGAAAAAGAAGCTAAACTGGTTATAAACAAATACCTAAAGAATGAGCAGTAAAGTAAAGAAAGAAGGAGTTAAAAAGTTTAAAAGACTATTTTATGATATTGAGACATCTTATAATATAGTTAAATCTTGGAGAATAGGTTATGAAGTTAGACTAACTGATAAAGATATTATTCAAGAACGTGCAATTATTTGTGTAGCTTACAAGTGGGATGGAGATAGCCAAGTTAAGTATTTAGCTTGGAATAAGGGTGATGATAGTGAGTTAGTAGCAAAGTTTGCTGAGATTTTAAATTCAGCTGACGAAGTGATAGGACATAATTCAGATAGATTCGATACCAAGTGGTTGAGAACTAGATGCTTATATCACGGAGTAGCATTAACTCCTTTTATTCAATCTATTGACACCTTAAAAGAAGCTAAGAAACTATTCTTATTTAACTCTAACAAGTTAGATTATATTAGTAAATTCTTAGGTTCTGAAGGTAAGATGGAAACTGGAGGATTAGAATTATGGGATGACGTTGTTTTAAGACACAACAAACAAGCTTTAAACAAAATGGTAGCATATTGTAAGCAAGATGTTGAAGTCTTAGAAGAAGTTTTCAATAAACTAAATCCTTATTTAAAGAATAAAGTTACTAAAACTATTAGAGTAGAAGGTAATGGTATTAACTGTGTGGAGTGTGGCTCTCCAAATATAGTTAAACATAAGATAAGAATTAGTATTGCTGGAAGACAAACTCAGCAATATCAATGCAAAACTTGTGGTAAGTATCATTCTGTAGCTATTAAGAAAGATAGTAAAAATAACTAAGTAGTATCTTATGTATTATAAGAGAAAGTTGTAAAAATTGATTAGGGAGGATATATTGTATGTCCTCCCATTCAATAATGTGTGGTAGATAAATAATATATATGATAGAAAACAAAACAGAAACATCAATTCAAGTGTTAAGCGACTTAGTAGTTTTTAACAAGTACGCAAAGTATAATCCAATTTTAAAAAGAAGAGAAGCCTATAGTGAAGTAGTAGATAGGTATATAAATATGATGCTTAAGAAATATCCTAAGTTACAAGAAGATATTATTTACCACTCAAAGTTTATATATGAAAAAAAGGTATTGCCTAGTATGAGAGCTATGCAATTCTCTGGTGCTGCTATTGAAAAGAATGAAGCTAGAATTTATAACTGCTGTTATTTACCTATAGATGACTATAGAAGTTTTAGTGAAATTATGTTCCTACTATTAGGAGGTACAGGTGTAGGCTATTCTGTTCAAAATAACCATGTTGATAAGTTACCTGAAATACATAAACCTACTAAAGAACAAAAGTATCTTGTAGGCGATAGTATTGAAGGTTGGGCTGATGCTGTAAGACATCTTATGGCTAGTTATTTTGGACTTAGGACTACTAAACCTAAATTTGATTTTAGTGATATTAGGCCTAAAGGACAAAGACTTGTTACAGCTGGTGGTAAAGCTCCAGGACCTGAACCACTTATGAGGTGTTTATTTGAAATAGAGAGGATTCTTGATAGAAAGAGTAATGGTGAGAAGTTAACCTCACTAGAAGTACATGATGTTGTATGTCACTTAGCTGATTCAGTACTAGCAGGAGGTATTCGTAGAGCAGCATTAATTTGCTTATTCAATGCAGATGATGAGGCTATGCTTACCTGTAAGTTTGGTAATTGGTGGGAAGAAAATCCTCAAAGAGGTAGGGCTAATAACTCTGCTGTCTTAGTAAGACATAAGATATCTAAAGAGTTTTTCTTAGACTTGTGGAAGAAGATTGAGCTATCTAATAGTGGGGAACCAGGTATTTACTTTACTAACAATCCAGATTGGGGTACTAACCCTTGTTGTGAAATAGCACTAAGGCCTTATCAGTTCTGTAACTTATCTGAGATTAATGTATCAAATTTAGAGTCGCAAGAAGACTATAATCAAAGAGCAGAAGCTGCTTCATTCTTTGGTACATTACAAGCAGGATTTACTGACTTCCATTATCTAAGACCTATTTGGAAGAAGACTACTGAGAAAGATGCTCTAATAGGTATAGGAATGACAGGTATTGCTTCTAATGAGATATTTAAGTATGACCCTAAAGAAGCTACAGAAGTTGTTATTGATACTAATAAACGCTTAGCTAATTACTTAGGTATTAATCCTGCAGCTAGAACAACTTGTATTAAACCATCTGGTACTACTAGTTTAGTGTTAGGTGTAAGTTCAGGTATTCATGCTTGGCATAATGATTACTATATTAGAAGGATGCAGATGAATAAATCTGAGGCTATCTATGAGTATCTAAGTGCTAATCATCCTGAGATTATACAAGACTATAAGATGATTGCTAATAGCGCTGTAGTAGAAATACCTATTAAAGCACCTGAAGGAGCTACTATTAGAAACAAGGAAACAGCATTAGAGTTACTTCAAAAAGTTAAATTTCTAAATGAGACTTGGATTAAACCAGGTCATAATGCTGGTGAAAATACTCATAACATATCTGCTACTATATCTGTAAAAGATGATGAATGGGAGTCTATTGGTAATTGGATGTGGGATAACAGAACCTCTTTTAATGGGTTAAGTGTTTTACCTTATGATGGCGGTAGCTATATTCAAGCTCCTTTTGAAGATATAACTAAAGAGAAGTATGAAGAATTAGTTAAACATATTCATTCTATTGACCTTACTAAAGTTATCGAAGAAGATGATAATACTACACTAGTTGATGAAATAGCTTGTGGAGCATCTGGTTGTGAAATAAAATAATTATAATATGAAAGAACCTAATAGACAGAGAAAAGGAGAGATTAAGGTGATCAATGCTATCCAGTTAAATGATGAGCAGAAACATGCTAAAAGTCTTATCATCGCAAATCAAATTGTAGTGGTTACAGGTAGGGCTGGTAGTGGTAAAAGTTTAGTCTGCGCTCAAGCAGCTTTAGACTTCCTTAAGAAGAAGCAGGTAAATTGTATTTGGAATACAAGAGCAGCTATTGAAGTAGGTAAATCACTAGGATTTCTTCCTGGTGCTTTAGATGAAAAGTTTGACCCTTATATGGAAGCTTTTATAGAGAACTTAAATAAATGCTGTACTAATAAGGCTGAGGTAGAAAATCTAATAGAATCAGGTAAAATTAAAGCTTTACCTATTCAATTTATTAGAGGTAAAACTATTGATGATATTTTAATTTTAGAAGAAAGTCAAAATACTACTAAAGCTGAAATGCTTGCTATTCTAACTAGATTAGGTAAAACAGGTAAGATTGTTATTAATGGGGATAACGAGCAAAAAGACATTAAAGATGATTATAATGGTCTGAGCTATGTTATTGAATTATCAAAACAAATACCTGGTATTAAATGGATTAAATTAAAAGCTAACCATCGAAGTGACTTAGTAGGTAAGATTTTAGAATATGAGTATGACAAATAATTAAATAAAAATATGGTAGAAACAATAGTATATGAACAAGAAGTAAATTATGGTAGATTTGGACTACTAAAACTAGTAGATAACAATGTTACTTTTGATACTTCTGATGGTGAATATGGTATAGTTGTATTACCTATCATATTACTAGAAGAGGCTCTTAAACAACATAAAATTAAACAAAATGAAGATTTGGCACATTAGCGATACACATACTAAACATAAATATCTTAATCCTCCTGAAGATTGTGATATTGTAATATTTAGTGGTGATTGTAGTAATCCTAGAGAACCTTCTATTAATGAAATGCAAGTAAGAGATTTTATAACTTGGTTTGCAAATCTTTCTATAAAGTATAGAATATTTGTAGCAGGTAATCATGATACCTCTATTGAAGCTGGGTATTTAACAAGAGATAATTTTGAATCAGTAGGAATTACTTACTTAGAAAATAGCTCAATTGAAATAGAAGGTTTAAAGATATGGGGTAGTCCCTATACTCCTAGTTTTGGAATAGGTTGGGCTTACAATAAGAAGCGTGAAAAATTACATGATTTGTGGGCTACTATACCTGATGATACTGATATTATAATAACTCATGGACCACCTAAAGGGATTATGGACTTAGCTTATCATAAAATAGATAATAAGTGGTTATTAGAGTATTGTGGATGCGGTGCTTTATTAAAAAGAGTATTTCAAATTAAACCTAAGTTAGTTTGTTTTGGACATATTCATGATAATGAAGATAATTTAAATTCAGGTATTAGACAACTAGGAACTCTACCTACTATTTTTAGTAATGGTAGTGTAGTAACAGATGGAGAGTTTGATAAGGGACCTAGTAATAATGGTAATTTAATAACAATTTAAATAAAATATTAATAAATTTTAATCAGATAAGAATGAAAGGAAAGACTAAAACAACAAAAGGTAAAGTTAAATGTGTAACTACTAAAACTATTAAAGGTAAACGTGTTACTAGTACAGGAGATGTATTACCTAAAGGAGTATATGTAAGTAATAAGAATA